TAAAACTCTTCTTTTTGATACTTTCATAGTCTTTTTCGTAGCTTCAACAGTATATTTTTTACTTAAGTTAGGATTTGCTATTTTTAAAGCTGCATAAGCATAGTTCCTCAAGTCTAGGGGTTCATTTCTCTTAGTTCCAATAATTTTCCAGATAGTTTTTTTAACTCCTTTTTCCCAAACAGTAGTCTTAACTTCAGATGTTAATCCTTTGAAATATGCTTCATCATAGCCCCTGTCTACGTTATTTGGAAAGTGCATATACATAGATCCTGGTTCTTCAATTTTTAGTCTAGCAAGTATTGTTTCCTTACCCGTGTTAACTCCTAATGTAAAGAGTGATATTTGCATTCTGTTAGTACGAGAAGGTTTAGATACAAAAGCTACTCCATCTCCACCTTTACCCTTAATACCGAATACTCTTCTAAACTCTCTAGGTTTGATGTATTGATATGCTTCTTGTGTATAATGCCCTCCTGTATCTATACAAGTACAAAGAATTCTTATTTTTTCACCATCTGCGTACTCAAACTCTGTTTCCAGGAATCTATCTAGTTGTTCCCATACATCATTTTGACCAGGCGAGCCTATAAATTGCTTATAGTAAATCCCCCAAGACTCTTCCCCAAGTCCCCAACCTACAACTTCAATTTCTAATCTATCGTCTTGAACATCGACTCCAGCAGTTAAAACTTGAACTTGGTCAGGTATTTCTGCGGTATACTCTTCTTTTCTCTTAGAAACATCTAAGAAATCTATCTTTTCTACTTTTTCTTCCCATGTTTGGCCAAGACAGGTATTTGTAAATACCTTCATCATTTGCATATTACCTTTTGCAGCTTTAAATTTTTTTATAACTTCTGGCCACGTTGAAAATGGACTATATAACTCTGAAATATGAAAACCTCTAACACTCCAATCGTCTATTTCTTCCAGTGGTTGCCATATACCGTGTATCATATTTCTTTTCCATTCATGCTCACTTGAAATTTCTAAACAGTCAGAACATTTATGCCCAACTGGTTCAAAGATTATATTTCTCCATTCCAATTTTTGAAAAGAGCCACATTTTGGGCATGGTATATAAAACTCTTCTTTTGTTGAGTTCTCGTATTCTTTCTCAACTCTTGAATCACCCTTGATAGTTGGTGTACTTGTTATAACTATTTTCTTATTCCAGAAAGTTTTAGTTCTTTCAATTGCTAAGTTTAATGGATCTCCTTCTCCACCAACATCGCTTTTGAATCTGTCCACCTCATCTGCAAGTAGAATTCTCAAAGGTCTACTCGATAACTCAGCTGCAGAATTACTTCCAACCAAGGTGATATACCCGCCAACGAATTCTTTTTGTAGTTTGGTATCTCTCCCGTCAACTTTGTTCAGTATTTTGTTTTTAAGTTGTGGAGTACTCTGTATCATGTCATCCAGTCTTGTACTAGAAAAATCTTCTGCTAAATCTTTAGTCGGCAAAAGATACATGATAGGAGCTGGGTCATAGTCGGCATAATAGCCAAATACATTCAATAAAATTTCAGTCTTAGATAACTGAGCTCCATACATCATCACAATTTTAGATGTTTTTTTATCAGAAATAGCTTTCATTACTTCTCTTTGAAATGGTACTCTGTCAGTTTTCCATCGCCCAGGTTCTGCTGATGTCTTAGAACTTAAAATTCTGTAAGTATCTGCCCAAGTGTCTATAGTTAACTTAGGTGGTGGTTTCAGAGTTTGGAATATGTCGGCAAATAGGCTAATTGTTTTTCTTAGACTTGGATTTTCTATTAGATCCTTTTCCTTTGCTTTTTTCATCTTCCACCTCTTCTTCATCTTCCAAAATTATGTTTTTATTTTTAAATAGTTCTGGACTATATTCACTTAATTCTAGCAAAACATCTTCTATAGAACTCAAAACTATATCCTGGATATCTCCAAGATTATCACAACCCACAACCAAAGGTGCTATTTTGTTAGGTACTGCTAACAATTTTCCCTTTAAATTTGTGAGCATAACTGTCATAACTTTTCTGACTATGTCAGCTGAGTGCAGTTCATTTTTCAATTCTGATATTTTTATAGCTTTCAATTCTATATCTTTAGCTATTTTTTCTGTTTCTTTTTTGAGTTTAACCTCTTTTAAATCTACATCTGCTGAACTAGATTCTCTTAAAAATTCTATAAAGCCTTTAATACTTTCAATCAACAAATATTTTCCTCTAGTTCCGCTTTTCTTAACAACTTCATCCTTTGCAAGCATACGGACATATCTATCTGTAACTCCAAATATTTCCGCAAGTTCAGGACTACTAACTAAATTATCTTTTATGTTCATTTTTAACCCCTTTCGGAACGGAAATGAATAAATTTTTTCTTCATACGCAGATGAAGCTCGGGATTCGCGAGACCCGCTTGACTTTTTTATATTCTGAAAGAACCTATTTCACCAATTGCTGCTTGTTATAATCTTTCAGTATGTTCTATTTTAGAGCTTTTAAAACTTTTATATTTTTAATTTGGCGGAGAGTACAGGACTCGAACCTGTAAGTCCATCAGGACAACAGCTTAGCAGACTGCTCATTTACCATTAATGTAACTCTCCAGTCGAAGGTAGCAATAACTACCTTTGTGCACTTTGACTCGCATTTTTGTTTATAGCCGATATAATGCTGAAAGTGGGCTAATCAATAAAAAACTCCCACATAGGAACGTATCCTGTACATTTAAGTACTGTGAGAGTGTTGACATCTAAATGGCGTGCATATTGGATTCTCACCAATGAAAGACATTCGCGTCTAGCCAGGGTATTAGCCCGATGCACCATAATTGGCAGAGGCTTTTTTAGAGTAGAGCCTCAATAACTACAATACATACATTAAAAATTAAGGAATATTCTATGAATCCGTTAATCTCAATTTCTACATGCTACCATACTAACACATTTTTTCTAACCTTTCCATCCCCACTTTTTTACCGGTTTTTTACCAGTTTTTTACCTGTATTAAATTTTGAGTCTTAAAATGAAACTCTAAACGTGGGAAAATTCTATTTCTTTTTTGATAAACTGTCTTTACTGATATGTCAAGTTTTTCAGCTATTTTCTCATAATCTACTTTATCTTTTTTGAAATGATTATCTAAAAAACCTATTTGAATTAAATCATAATCTTCATGGTCTTTTACCATTTCTAATGCACTATCTATTCTAAATATCATTTCTTCATACATCTTAATGTCTTTAGATATTCTTATTTTAAGGTCTTCTATTCTCTCATATTCTGATTTTATTTCAGAATATCCTTTCCCAGAAATTTTATCCATACAATATTTGTTTAGAATTTTAGGATCGTTAAGACATTCAATATTGTTTTTAATTTTATTCTTATACTTAGAATAACTGATTAACACTGTTTCTATCGCTTTAAAAACAATCTTTTGCTCCTGTGTTGCCATTATTTCACCTCATTCTATTATTTCTAATTGATTATAAATGTCACTAGGGATATTCCCCTTCCATTGAAAACTATTTTTTAAAATATATTCATTGTAAGCAACAGCTGTCCTATTTGCTCTTATTTTAGCTTGTGTTGCGAGTTCTACATCTGTATTTTTATAAGCTTCATAAGTTAATTTATCTGATTTATATGTTGCAATCATTGCTCTAGCAGTATCTTCAACCTTTTTTAATCTTTCATAATTTACATTATCGATTGCTTTTTGATATGTGTAATTAACTTTTTCATTAAAAAAACCAAAACCATTCATTAATAGAACTACTATTAATAACCCAATTATTCCAGATATTATCCATCCTATTATTTTCATTTATTCCCCCCCAATTTCATATTTAACTATTGGATTTTCAACTTTCATAGGTATATCACTATATAAGTATGTTCCTGTCCATTCTATGTATTTTCCATCATTTGTAAAAAAGAATATTCCCATATTATCATTCTCACCGTAGCTTCCATCTACATCTGGTAGCCAATCATTATAAGTACCACTTGAGTAATATTCGCTATCTGGAGTTAAAAAACTATTTAAGCTAGATACTTTCCCATCTACTGTGAATGAACCTACTATTCCTCCATTTTCAGTAAATAAAACTATGTACCCAAATGGTTTTACGACAGGACACGGTAAATTAACTGCTTTTTCTCTTTGACCATTTACCCAATAAGTTCTACGAATTAAATTATATCTTTCTAAACTATAATCTATATCATTTGGAGTAGGTTGATTTTCTGCTAACTTACTTCCCAATCTTGCAGTTGATTGAATATCTACAGCAGTCCCCATTTCTTCACAACCTACAAATAACATAATTAAACATAATATTATTAATATTTTTTTCATCTTACATCTCTCCTTTATATACTTTTCCACAAAAAATACCCTACTATTTGCACAACAAATCCTAGTAATATGTAGAAGTTAATTCTATCTACATCTTTTTTAATTTCATTTTCGTTCATTGTATATATTATTCCAACTAATCCAATAACCCCAAAATAAAGCATAAAAATAATTATTATTACTCTCACATAAATTTCCATCATCTCACCTCAGTTATTATATTATCTATAATTTTTAAGTTTATACCTCCTAAAGCATACACCTCTTGCATATACTTAGAAAATTCAATTTTCTTTTCTTCTATTTCATCATCTGTCATAACTTTTTCTTTAAATATATGGCTATTGATAATTCTTACTTGGTTTCCATCTTTTACTCTTAATTCTTGTAAATACTCAACCATCAATCCCACTCCTTTCCTAGCTCAATAGAATAATCTACCTCAAAATCATCATCACTTTCTTCTGCTATTAATCTTTTTACCCATTCTAATGCCTCTATTTTGCATTTAGTTTTATTATATTCTTCTGCTTCAAGAAAAACAGTATTGTTATAATCTAATTCAAATTGTTTATTTTGAATTTTATAAAATAATTCTGCTTCATCTATCATATTATTCCTCCTTTAGCTTTCAATTTATTTATTATTTCATGTAAATTTGATAGTACTTCTTGTTGTCTATTGCAATCTTCTATAACTTTTTTTAACTTTTCTTTGCAATTCTCTGTCATCTTATCTAAATCTTTAGATGTATCTTCGATTAAGTCATCTGATTTTTTCTTATACTTCCTATTCTTATAGCTTTCTAATTTCTCAATATGCTTCTCAAAGTCTTGCTCAGTTAATCCAGTTACTAACAAGAGATTTACTGTAGCAGTTACTAAGTCTAAAGCTTCAGCTTTAAAATTATCGATGTTTTTAATTGTTGTAAAAGTGCTAGTTTCTCTAACTTCTGCCAATAACTCTTTAAATTCTTCTTTAACCTTGCCTAGCTGTGCTGCTTCGTTTGCATAAGCTATTGCTTTATAGTTCATTAGCTTATTTAAGTCTATTTCCATTGTCTCACTTCCTTATTTGGTTTTCTAATCTTTCCACCAACTTTTAATAGTTGATTTTCATACGAATTAATCAGCAATTTTATTATTTCTCTACTTTCAAAAGATGTAACATTAGTTTCTTCAATCAAATTTCCATCCTCATCATATAAAAGAAATTCGCTATATATGTCATTATTATCTGTATTTTCTCTAATAGTCTTGGCTCTATACAAACCTTTTAAAACTTGATGATATAACTTTCTAAGCTCTTTATTTGCTAAATCATTCATTATCTCACTCCTAATAATTCTGAGTTTTCATAAATATTCCCTAATATTTCTATATCTTCTTTATAGTAATTCATTCCTAATACTGCTAATGGCTTAGATTTAACATATTCAACAACAAAAGCTCCCCATTCATCATAATATTTAACTACTCCTATTCCGTGATTAGCTCTAAGTTTTACTATATCTCCCTCATAAATTTCTTTTCCGTTTTTATCTTTTAATCCTGTATATTGCATAAGTTCAACATTATTAAATTTATCGTGTCTTATATTTAATAAATGTCCAATTTTTTCAAGTAAATAAGTTACCTTTTTAGTTACATAATTAATTAATACGACTTCAAATATTGCTTTTCTATCTTTTACCCAAGCTCTAAATTTAATCTCTCTCATCTTCTTCCTCCCAAGTTGCTATTTTTTCAATCTTTTTATCTCTATTTCTACAGTCTATGCATTCAACAAAATCTTCTCTAACTAACTGCATTGTATGTTGATGGTATTCTACAATTTCGATACTATCAAAATCAGCTTCCATATATCCACGAAACCAAATATTAAATCTTGCACAACCACATTTTTTACACTTCCACATTTTCTCCTCCTAATCCCATTTATTAAAAAACCATTGTACGATTATAGCCCATATTATTGTAATTCCTGTTACTACTAACGCCGCAATAGGAATTAACAATAAAAGCATTATTATTTTTTTTAATATCATCTTAGTCTCCTATTTTGCTATTTTTTGTAATTGAAGATGCTAATATTTTGTAACAATCTTTGCATACTAAATAAACTATATCCCCATTCAAAAAATTAAAAGTTAATTTTTCTCTTATCCACTTAGTATTTTTGTGACTACAATTTATTTGTTTTATTTTCATTTTATTTTCCACAATCCCTTGTCAATCATATATTTTCTTGGATTGTCATCTAATACTACTCCACAATCAGCACATATAACTTTAAGTTCATCTTCTTTTTTTGAAGTAAACGGATAAATTGTTCCTGCCAAAGTTGCTTTTTCATGTCTACAGCCGTTTTTTGAATGTTTATTATTTTCGATTTTATTCTCTCTCACTTTAGCCCAAAAATCTTTATATTCTTTAGATTCTAAAACTTGCTTAGCTTCGTCAGAAAATAAAAAATAATTCCCTAAATCATATCTTTCATTATCTAAATCATTTCCATAGTCCTGAGTTTTCTCAACTCTTGAATTGTTTATATAAAAATATATTCCTTTAAATTTTCTCATTGGCTTCCTCCTTGAAATAATAGCTAAAACTAAAGCAGCAAATAATTCTTTATCATCAGCATGCACCAGCTTCCTCCAGTCTTATGACACTGTCATCAATTTCTCTCAACCACATAGTTTTAAAATCTTCAAAAGTCTTAAATACATCTGTAATCATAGATTTTAAAACTACTCCTATCATATTTCTTTTATGTGAATTAACAGTTCCAAGCATCATAATTACAAAAAATATAGTCCTAAGAAGTTCTAAGTTATCTCCAGTTTCTTTGTACCCATAAGCTACAAATACCTCATTCAAGACTTTCAAAATTTCTTTTTCTGCGTTGTAGTTTATATTTTTTCTGTATTTATCTACGATTTTATCTGATGCTTTTATAGTCCTAGTTAGTACAGTTTTGTAATCTCTATTTAAAACCATATCTTCCTTGTCCCATAACTCCCTATTAATTTTCAAGTATTTATTAATTAAGTACATCAATGTAATTCCTTGCATATCTCCATCTTTGTGTACAA